ACAGGGGGTGTGACAATTTTTGAAGTGGTCTGGGACTTGATGAATGCTTTGAGTTCAAGGGTCTCGTCCCACTCCCAAATTTCTTCATGACCCTTGCTATCGATGCGCTTAAAAGTCTTTTTCATTAGTCATCTCCTCTAACTTATCCATTATACCATCAAATGATCCGATATGGTCAATCTCGTTAATCAATTTAGCGATTTGACTGCATACAACTGGTCGTTCTTGCCTAGCAGCGAAAGCGAGAGCATTACGCAAAGAAGCTTCTGCCTCTTTAAGGCTCTCTTGAACTTGTTTTCCTAAAGCCATGTCACCTTTGAACCTTTGACAGAGTTATCATACTCGTTTTCTGAGGTTCTGTCAATACCTTCAATTCAAATATATCAGAGCACCTTTAATACTTACGTTAGCAGAAGATTCAATAGAAACATTTGCTCCACCAAATATACTTACACTCTCACCACCGATGATGTCAACAGATCCAGCAATATTGGCAGATAGTTCAGCACCGACTTTAATATCTGCTGCACCAGCAGCATCAACATTAAATACTCCTCCCGCTTTGATATCAACTCCTGCTGCAGCCTTCTGACTTATTCCAGTAGCAGAATCAAATGTCATTAATCCAGCAGCGGTTTTAACAGTGTAAGCACTATCTCTTGTTTTAATTAAAGGAATTGATGTTCCTCCAGCAACGATATGCTCTTCTATTCCACCAACCCACTGTTGGAAATCTCCCAAGATTTTCCAATTAACATGTCCAGGAGTTACCCAATTGACAGAAGCACGAGGGTCGAATTGAACTGAAGTTTCTTCAGAAACTCCATATTTCATAACCTGACCCGCAATAATATCTTTTTTGTTTGCTGTTGTCTGCTCGACGTTACCAGCAAATATTTGAACGTTGCCTGTTCCACCATTAGCATCAATTATGACACTTTGACCTTTCAAATACAATTCACCAGAAGCTTCAAGTATAATCTTAGTTGCTTTGATAGTACGTTGAGATCCTTTTGCATCTTCAATGACATCACCATAGCAAATAATATTCAATGCTTGTTTCTCTGGATCATCACCAGCACTATATTCATAATTTGATCTGTTTTCATGCTTTTGTTGGGTTCCGCCATAACTATGGAAATTTAATTTGCCACTGCCAGGTCCAGATTCCTTATTATAACTACCACTAACAAAGATGATTGTTCCTAAGTTATTTTGACAGATAAAACTATCAGCGGGACCATCTATTCGTAATGCTGCTGTTTGACCGTCTGGATGCAATCTTTCGTAGATGTGACTACTTGTAAGGGCACCTTTATATACACTACACAGGCGAGGTGCTTCTGCTAACTTTTGTGTTTCATTAGCAGTTGATGGTTTTGCTGGTCCGTTCTTTAAATTTTTATATGTCTGTTTAGAAGCAGCTGGTTGCTTTACTAAATTTTCTGTTTTTGCGTGTATATCTGTATGTGACATAATCTATACCTTTACGGACAATCAACATAACGACCAGTGCCAATCTTTGTAGCACCAACAGTAACCAGAGCATCTTGCTCTAGACAGACTAAAGATGGCAACAATTTAGCACCATATCCACCACCACCCACAATTAGAATATCTGGGAACTTATTAAATGTTCTTGTTCTATCTAACACTCTACCACCAATTACATATCCATCTTCATTTATAATCGCTTCAGCAACTCCCAATTCACCATCAATATACACATCAGGAGTTTCTGTATAACCAAGTCCTGGTCTAATGATTGTGAATGTATCAATGATACAACGAACACTATTATCTTGTGCTAGATTTTTCTTATAACCATAACCAGGAGATTGAACACGAATTTCGGTTAGATAACCATTCTCATCTAGTAGAGCTTTTGCAGTTGCTCCCAATCCTTGACCGCCAACGAACACATATGGAGGTTCCGCCCACGGAGATCCTGGATTATCAATCGGGATCTCAATGATTCCTCCATTTTCATCAGTAATTGGATCTTTTGTAGTAGGTAGTGAAAAATCTAGATAACTTGTCTCAGGTGAATCACCCACTCCTTCATCATAATCTTCAAGATTTCCACCCTTACCTTTTTTGTTCTTGTCAGGAACAATCAAAACACTCGCGTTTGCTCCAGTTCCATTAATACTAAATGTAAGAGTTTCTGTTGTTTCTGGTTCGTCATCTTCTGCGATACCAATGACAATTTTTGCTGTACTTTGATTGACTACAAAACTACCAGTCAAGGAATCACCAATTACATCAGAAGATGTAACACCACTAATAGTGTAGTATGCTACTGTACCATTTGGAACATTTTTTGTCTCAACTGTAAATACAACAAATTCTCCTTCAACCACACTGGTCTTATCAGATGTAACCGAATAATATGGAGTATCAGTCGCTCCACCAAAAGCATTATTGCCGCCAGTATAGTTATCTGGGGGTGTGGGCGTTCCAGTAATATTTGATGTAAATGTTTCATCAATGTTATAATCTGGATTAGTTGATATTGGACTATATGGGGTTGGAGTGGTTCTGATTTCTGTAATTACAGCTTTACCAATATTTTTACCATATTGAGTTTTGACTCCAGATTTTCCTACTGGACTATTCAAACTGATGGAAACAAAAAATGTCTCATCTGATTCTTTTTCTATATTGATAAAGGTTTTGATTTTAATTGTCTTTGAAGTTTCACCTGGAGTAAATCCAAGAATATCATTTACGCTTGCATAATCTACACCAGCAGTTGCAGTTCCTTGACCAGCAATGGTTGAATATTTTACAGATGAAGCGATAGATGTATAACCAGATCTGGTTACCGTAAATATGGCATCTCCTCCCTCTACAACAGTTGTGTCGCTAATCGAATAAACAATTTTTTGTGACTCGGAAATACTACCTGTTCCACCTGGCAATGGAACACCCCCAGTAAATCCGATTGTTGTAACTTCAAGTGTTTTTCCACCATATGCTTCAGAACAAGTGTATTGTGTATAATCTGCACCTGTTGCTGGAAACAAGTTATCGATGCTAGAAATCAAATTATCTAAGAAATCTTTTTCTTTCTTTTGTTCTTCTTCTTTCTTTTCATCCTTACTGCCGTCAGTACAAATCTTCCTATATTCAGAGCAAGTTTGATCTGGACCAGAACAAGAAATTCCTAATAGAGAAAGAACATAATTGATAGCACTACCAATAATATTCAAAGGACCAGCAATAGCACCAAGAATATCTTGCAATGGTCCCAAAATACTTGATAAAACATCTTCCATCAAAGAATTAATCTTTGAAAGAATGCCATTAACCAGTGTATCAATCTGACAAGCAACTACCTTATAGATTTGAGTTACAAGATCCATCAATACATTTGTGAGCCATCTTGCCAAGCGATTGCCAAGATCTTCCATTTTACAACCAAGATCTTTCAACATCTTGTTGAAAAATTCTGTAACTGGAGTTAAAACATTTCCTTTTTCGGATGGAACTAATAATGCATTGATAAGATCTTTTACAGCATTCTCAATTTTTTGGACGATGAATCCTTTGACTTTTGCAATAAAATGCTGGACCACAAACATCATTTTATTGGTATATTTTCTTGCCTCTCCAACAACACTATAGATACCACCCGTTGCTTTATTGATAAGATAATCACCTAACTGCCCGCCAGTGCCTTGTGTGGCAGCTAAAAGTTCTCCAAGAATATTTTTGACTTCAGAACCAAGATCTTGTTTGTCGCATTTTTCTGCTACAGATTGACACCAATTTTCTCTATCTTCAGTCTGTTGTGATGGTGGAACTGGAACTCGTGCGTTTCCATCTTTGTCAGTAGATCCATCAGCAACTCCACCACCATGAGTATTTGTTACGTCAGATGGACCACCTTTTGGATTTTCTGGGGCTGCTGGTCCGTCTTTTGCTGGATTGAATCTTGCTGTTCTAATTCCAGTAGTAAATGGTAGATCTCCAGGACGGACATTTTTTACAATAGTAGTTGCACTAGGAGTTTGACCTATAGATCCCATAATAATGGGTTTCTGTCTTTCTGGGTCAAGGTAAAAACCAATGACCCAACATCCCTCAACTAATTGTGCGCTAGCTCCACCTTCGTTACCAGGCATAAATGGAACCGTTACAGGCATCATTACAGATGCCCAAGGAAGATCCTTTGTTGGTAGTATCTCAAAACTTTGTGGATGATCTCCTACAATTCTTACCTTATAGCGATATCCGCCCTTGTTATTGGGTTCATCCGCAGCAGTTCCTTCGACTTGTCCAACCCACCAATCAAAACCATCCTGACCGATTCTCTGAATTGGATATAACTGTGATAATGCCTGATCCATATCACTCAGTTATCATAAATTTTACATTCTGGAGCATCTGGATTGCCATCACAAAATAGTTCTAATGATGTTGGATCACGATCATCATTTGGGTGACGTTCTTTATATACTTCTAAAGCAATAAGTTCTTCTTGTGTATGTCTGCGAGCTTGTGGTGATGTTTGAGGATCATCAAGAATTTTTTTGTCTTTCTGAATGTGTGCTTCAATACTTTCCATGTTAGTTTCCTCCTACTAGATTATTTAGTGCCATGTTGTGAGACCTTATCCTTCATTCCGTGAGTGTCTCTTGCCACACGAACGGTTGTTGTAAATTTGCCATTTGCTCCAACTAGTCTATTATACTCATGAGTTACTTCCATGACAAGATACACGCCACTATTTTCTGGATCATATGGTTCTTTGTTTGTATCAACATTTGGTAGTTTATTTACCAATCTGATGTCAATCTTATCCCCAGCGCATATTCCAGAATTTCCTGGTATTACAATCGTTGCTGTTTGATTTGAAAGTGTATCATATCGTACAACAGATTGAGCAGCATATTCTAAATGCCTATCAGCATATGGAGTTGGACTTTTGCTGCCATCTCTATCATAAGGAGAAGCTGGTGTTGCATCATTATACCAAGTCTCATGATCTAATAAAATTGACATAAGACCAGTTGGATAATCTGATAGTGTTTTATTCTTTCCTAATTTAATTAAAGAAGGTTCTGCTTGACCTCCAAGATGCTTCATATCCTCAAATGCGTCTTTCAAATTATAAACATATTCATCATATTGTCCTGTTGAATGATTGAAGAAGCACATTTTTGTGGAGTATCTTCCCATTCTAAGACCAGAAACCAAATCAATTTCAGAACTATATGTGATACTTGATATAGCAAATCTATCGTCAGCGCCATCAGATTGATTCGCATATTTTTCTACATAAGGACCCCATGGTTTTCCATTATATGCTTTTGTTTTTTTGTCAGAGCATAACGTATCAACCGAAAAAAAGTTGAATCCTCTTCTAGTTTCCCAAAAGAAATATCCAGCACTTCCAGACACTCGTTGCTCTTGATTTTGCGTTGGCGTACTTGGTTTCTTAGAAGAAGTTATTGCTTTTGGATCTAAATCTGGCACACTCTTTGTCATTAACATTGCAACAATGTCAAATATTCTTTTTCTAGCAGCTATTAATTTAGTAGAAAAAAGGCAAGGTTCTGCATAAAATGGTTTAGAGGTTTTTAGAGTCTCGTTCAACATTTTTGCAATAATTTCATCTGGTTTCCCTTGTAGCGGAACTTCAATTCTTGCAAATTCATTATTCAATGCTTCTTCAGATATCAATCCCAAAGTATATGCCTGATCTTGGTTTTTGACATATCTATTACCAATTTTCCATACCCTCATAACATAATCAAGACCATCTTGATCCACACTTGTTCTAACTCTGAATTTTACGATTTCTCCACCTTGAATTGGCAATTTATTGAGCATACCACCACTATCAACAACCACCATCGTTGCCATTACAACTGGATAATCAACACTTTCAATATACGAAAATATTTGAATGAGATTCTTTACTTCATATCCTTTAGATCCATCCGCAGGAGAAATGTTGACACTTACAAGTTCAAAATCAGTTGTTGTTTGAAAATTTATCATTATTTTATCTCCTACGCAAAGTCATCCATGAAAGTCCAACACCACCCGAAGAAACACCAGCACTGAGTCCATTTCCAATTGGATTCGATTGCTGACCACCACCATTGTAAATGTTGTTGATGACATTTCCCCCACCAGCATTTAGACCCATTGAACCCATTGAAACTTGAGCGGATGTTGCCATCATTCCTGTTCCATTATTAGCATTTGCTGGTTGGAAAATTGCAGAGATATCAGCATTTTTCGCTGGCGGTTTTGCTACAGTTGAAGGTGGTTTATTATTTCTCTTAGAAGCAGAAGAAGGATTTCCACCAGGCATTCTATATAATTTTCCAGTTCCACCATAATAACTATTATAACCAGAAATTGTATCAACCCAGCTGAAATTTGCTCCACTGGAAGAATTTGAAATTACTTTTCCGTCTGGGGTAATGATACCAACATGTTTTTGCCCTGGTGCAATATACAAATCTCCTGGTTGAGGTGATGATACTTGCTGATAACCAGCTTTTATCATCATTTCTTCTGCGGTTGGAACATATTCTGCTGTTCCCCAAGGAGGAGTCATTCCAGCTTTTTGAAACACTTTATTCACTGCCCAAACACACGCTTCTCTTCCTCCTCTAGGTCCAGATCTACTAGACATTCCTTTCATTGAAGATGCCGCAGCTGCTAAAGCAGATGCACCAGATCCACCAACTGGACCTTCTTGCATTTTTACAGATCCAGGAGTAAGTAATCCTCTATTACCAGCGGTATTAAAATAATGATTGCCAAGTTTAGTTACATTTACATTTTGAGATGCGTCATTAAAAGCTCCCCCCGTTCTAAATCCAGTAGCAGCCATTAACTTGTTGATTTGATCTGCTTTTAATCCTTTTGCTTCTAATCTACCACGCATATCTGCTTGGTTCATAGCAATCTCAAGAGCGGCTGCTGCTCTTTTTCTTTCTTCTGGAGATAGATTTCTTTTTAATTTACCTTCCGCCACTGGTTGAAATTGTCCAGATGCATTAATAACATCCATGATGCTTCCACTTGCTGCATTAAAAGTTCCAGCTCCAACTTTACCACTCTGAATAAGACCAGCTCTATTCAAAACCGATCTGGCAACGCCCGCCATACCAATATCACCTTCTCCACCAGCTTCAGCGATCATAAGTCTCATTAAATATTCTTTTTCGCTTCCACCAACACTAGGATCTGCAAGATAATCTGCTGGATTTGTTGGTTCTGCGGCTTTGGCAGATCCTCCTAGAAGAGAAGTTAAAGTCCCACTAAACAAGGATCCAAGAACACCACCAACTTTACTAAAAATTTTGACTAAACTTTTTCCTAACTGATCACCACCACCTTCATTTTGATAATACTGTTTCAATCCTTGAGATTGAATTCTAGCAAAATCTCTGCTATTTGCTTTTTGAGCATCAATCATTCCCTCACCAAACAATCTAAACATTTGTTTGGATTTTGCTTTATCTCCTCCAACCAAACCACCTTCAGCATATCCCTTTCCGCCTGATGGTTTGTTTGATCCTCCACCCATCGCATTCATTGCCAATAATGTGCTTCTGCCAAAAGTATTTCCAGCAGCGTTACTCATTACAACTTCACCCTCATCGGCACGAATTGGAACATCATCAACTACACTTCTCTTTCCACCAGTAATTAATCCACCACCTGCAAACCCAGAAGCAGCATCTTTTGCCAATAAAGCAGCATCAATGCCAAGAGATGCTGCTGTTCCTAATCCAGGGAGTGTACTTGCTGCACCAGAAGCTAATTCCATTCCAGCGCCGCTCCAATCACCTCTCATCGCTCTTTGAACGGCAAAGAGACCTCCAATACCCAATCCAAGTAATGGTATCTTCTTACCAGCAATTCCAGCAGCTTTTAGACCCAATTTTCCTGCTATTTTTCCACCAAGTTTGGCACCTTGTTTTCCAGCAATACGTGCTCCAGCTCGTCCTGCCATTCTACCAACGCCTCTTTTTGCTATGACGTTTGCTGCAACTTTTCCGCCAACACCAAAACCAGGACCGCCTCCAGATCCCATTCCACCTTGAATAGCACCTCCACCTAGTTTCGCAAGATTTACGCCACCAGATGGAGTAATAAAACCAGAATTATCAGTTCCAGCAGATATTGATTTTTCTTCGGCAGCTGCTTTTGCTCTACTTGCTATTGTATCTGCTTTTGCCGATTCCTTAGCAGAAATTTGTTTTTGTGTTGCTGTTTGCGCCTTTACAGCATCGACAAGAGATGTTACTATTTTAGTAAGATTATCAACAGACCCCACAACTGCTTCATCACCTTTAGTCACAAGAGATGAAGCACTAGCAATCCCTCCAGCAGCTGCTGATGCCACACTCGCAGTGGCATTCATTTTTGCTTTTGATTTTTTTAGATAATCCTTTCTTTGTTCTGGACTTAAATATTCTCCAGTTTCTGGATGAACTCCAGTTTGCGCTGCCTTAAAAAATACTTCAGAATCTAATTTTTTAGGAGCAGAAGAAATACCAGGAATATTTGTAAAAGTTCCACCTTTTGATGGTGCTGCTCTACCTGGAAGTCTTTGTCCTCCTGGTGGTAATGCTAATTGTTCTTTCTTTACAATACTATCAACTCCAGGTTTTAAAGAACCAGCAACTGCTGATTGCTTTAGCATTTTTATTGCTGGTGCAACTGATTGATTTTTTTGTGCTCTGGGAGAACCAACATCAGTAACTCTTACTGCTTTTACTGATGGATCATAGATATCTGCTTTTTGAGTTGTTGCTAATCCACCACCTTTTTCTTTTTTTTCTTCCTCTTCCTTCTCTTTAGAAAGTTTTTTCCACAGCCATTCAACATTCTTCCAGAAGTTATCTCCTGATACTGGTGTAGGTGTAAGGAAACCGTGTGCCATTAGCGTTTTGCTGCTTCTTGCTGTTGTCTGACCTGCTCAAGGTATTGCATCAGGAGACTAGTATATACTTGTCTCTCCCAAGGCATCATATTTTCAATCTCAGTCAAGCTATATTTATGGTGCTGCATCAGAGCAAAATTAGTTTTATAGTACCCTTCCAAACTATTATGGAAGAGTGCTATCCGAAAAAATTTGTCATTCCCGTAATTGTGTATTCTGAGACGATACCAGTATTTGGATTTCTGAGGCTGAAAGTATGTTCCAGTCTGGGCGTATCTTCAAAAAACTGTCTAACTTGTTCAAATTGTTGATTTGTCAAACCCTCGATCCAATCAACAAACTCCTTTTTACTGGTGGTTGAACTATCATAGACTTCATCACCATCAAATATCTGATCGACACATGCTGCCATAGCTTCAATAACACTATCTGCCGTTGCTGGTGCTCCAAGGATTGAAGTTCTGACAAAATCATCAAAAGACGGGTATTTCATGATCATACCCATAGTGTCACTCAACATAATTTTATTGGTATGACCCTCTGGTTTGATTACTTTTACTTCAGTGAGGTTTAGAACATATCTTGCAGTTGTCTCATTATCATCTTTACAGGTGATATTCATTTCTACTGTTTCACCAACAGAAACTGCGCGAATATTCAAAAAGATGTATTCTAGGTCAAAAATTGCCAATTCTTCAATTTTTACACCTTTGGTTTGAATGCATCCTTTCAATAAAGTTTTGATAGCACCTTCAACCTCTTTTTCGTCATTTGTCTCTAATGCCAGTAAAAGGATTTTTTCTTCTTTTACTACAAATGGACGATATTTGATTTTTTTGCCAGATGACGGAATTTCCAACTCATAAGTTGGAAGAACAACTTGTGGTAATGCCATTATGTTTAGACCAGATCATATGTATATTTAGCGCGACTTTTTCAGCGATTTTTTGGCGGAAAAAATTTTCCCGATTTCATGTAACCAAGAATCACTTTTTAGATCCAGGAACTACCCTCTGCTGTACGGATTTTTTCTGCGATGAATTATACATTCCTTCAAGGCTTCCAACTACAGATGTAATGTCGTTAGGAATGGTGTAGTGTCTCGCGTATGAAAATTGTGCCGAAACTTTTGTTATCTGAGCGTTTCCATATGCAAGAGGAATAGCATCAATCGCATATGGATATGCTTCTTCCAAAACGTATGTAATTGGAACCCTTTGGTTTGGAGCAAACGGACCTTGCTCTGTCTTGCTGATTAACATCGTGCAAGAATAATTATCTTTATACTTTACACGCAATGACCTATTTTTATCTCTCAACTTTGGACCATTCATTTGCTCCAAAGATTTATTTTTAAACTGATCGCTCCATTCTTGATTTCCAAGAGCGTCCGAACTACTTCCACTAAAAATAAAATCCATCCACTTATTCAAAAATTTCAAAGCAGATAGGTTAGCATCAAGCATAAAACCAAGTTGTATTTCTGTATAGACTCTAGTATGTGCGTAACTTACAGCTCCACTTCCAACATATATTCCATTGTACTGACCTTGTGCTGTATTGGTGTTTGGTAGTTGTGCTTCATCACAAAACAATGAGATAAGTTCATCACGATCAGTATAATAGATCGGACAATTTAAAAGTTTTACCTGATAGTTATTGCTAAATGACATTCCGCCATACTTAGCAATAGTGTTGATGAACTTATTTACTGACACGCTAAATACCTATGTTGGTACAACTATATTTATGGCATACTCTGGGTTATACAAACCAGTAAATCCTAGTAAGTATCGTGGCAACCCAACTCGTGTTATCTATAGGTCGCTATGGGAACGAAAGTTCATGGTGTTCTGTGATAACAACTCTTCAATAATAGAGTGGGGAAGCGAAGAGGTAATCATACCATATCGTGCCCCAGATGGCAAAATTAGACGCTACTATCCAGATTTCTATATCAAGGTCCGCGAAAAGGATGGCAAGATCTCTAAGTATATTATTGAAATCAAACCCAAAAGACAAACACTACCACCAAATGAATCAAACAGAAAAACTGCTGCCTATCGTAATGCTGCACTAACTTTTGTAAAGAACCAAGCTAAATGGTCCGCCGCCCGTGAGTATTGTGAAGACAGGCAGATGAA